GTCTAGCCATACGAATTGCACGTATCACTCGCTTTAAAATTTATATCCCCGGCTTGCAGTCCGGTATGGGCCCCATTTCATTTCTCGAAACGGGGTCAAAGAGGCCTAAAAATAGGACTTAAAGGGGCCGACTCACACGAGTTCCCCATCGGAACCCGGCTCAGCAATGGCAGGTGCCCACCCAAACGTGAACGTGTTGCCGCAGCCAATATGGATGGACGTCGTTGAAAACGACAGCGCACCACTACTGGCGAAAGCGGCGCCACAATGAAAGAGCGTAGGTCCGTAGATCTTCACCATCTTGCGTGCCAGCCCGCGGCTGCCGGGGACACCGTTCAAATGCCAGTAACCTTGGTCACCAGTATTGACGATTGCGCCCGTCGCCGTGAGGTCGGCAGGGCCCAGGAAGTTGTACCACTCTGGGTTGGGTACAGCAATGTCCTCAACGCTGGTGGTGATCGGGTTCGGACAGTAGTTGTGTCCCATGCTCCCTCCAACGTTCTGGAACTGGAAGAGCTGCATGACATACGTGCCGGGGCGGCGTATCAAAATGCTGTTCGAGTCCCACATACTCATGATCCCCGGGGTGTCGACGATCGGTGCCGTACCGAAGACCGCAGCCAAGCTGAGGCCCTCCGACGCAAAGATCTGCGTAGAGTACAGCTCGGGGTCCTTGGGTGCGCGCGGGTTGCGCGCCTCCACAGAGTAGTCCACCCATAGGCGGCCAACAATGTCAGTAGGAACGCCAACCCCCTCCGAAAGGACGAAGAACTTCCCGTACGAGTACAGGTTTTCCTCAATCGCGTTCGGTTGAAGGATTGCGTCGTAATCGACAACCTTGCGCCACGACGCGTCCCCGCGGCCCATCTGGGACGTGAGGTCGAGTGTGTGCACGGTCCACGGCACGCCCGTGACGTACGGCTTCGTCTGTGCGAAATCGTCCACCGTAGTGGGAGCGACTGCATTGGCATCCGGATTGTAGGCCATGAAGATGTCTCCTTCAGTTCCGGCGCCAACGCGGGGAACGTAGCGCACGATGAGTTTCGTGAACCGGTACTCCGAGTACGGCGCCAACTGGAGCCGAAGCCTCTTAAGGAATCCACTGCTCCCGTTCATCCGGTATTGACCGAGGACGTCCCGTGGGAGATCCGTCAACACCTCGCTGTTCGTAAAGTGCGCCATTGCACTCTTCTTCGTCCCAACGGACAACTCGAAGCCAAGGGCAACCGGCGCGACTGTTTCACGCGCACGGTAAGTGCCCTGCTCCTCCTTCCCCTTGCGGTCCCTGCCCTTGGGCTTGGACCTCAGAGCCGCAGGCGCACGCGCCTCAGCACCACCCTTTCGGGCGGCCTTGGCGCGAGCCTTTTGGTTCTTTGTCTTGGTCATTTTGGTGGATTGGTGCGGGTCCACCGTTTAAAGGTAGTGCGCCAGGATCGCAGTAATGCGCTTGAGCTTTTCCGACACGTGGTTGTGCCGCATCTCATATCCCGTGCCCGCCATGTTCTCGGCGGTAACTTCCTTCGACAGCATACCGTACACAGACTTCACCCACGTGAGCAGGGAGGCCTTCCAGACCCCACCGTCACACCAATAGAAGTGCGAGCAGAACTCGAAGTCCCACTCACCACAGATGTCGAGGCCCCGCACGTTAACCCGCATGTTCTTGAACATTTGGATTACGTCGGCAACACCGTGCTGCATAAGGAACCAGATGACAGCGTCATCTCCAAGGTTCATCTCCA